GCTACGGAAAGTAGTTCAGGAGCCGACGCACAACTTATCCAAGGCTCATCAGCAGGCCCACGTTCATCAATGGGACGCACAGCAACAGGTGCTACCAACTTGGCAGGAGCTTCAGCTACTCGTCTTGACGGACCACTCGATAATTTTATCGAACAGGTATTCAAGCCTTGGCTGTACATTCTTGACATGCTTGTATTCGAAAACTTCTCTGACGCAGAGATTTATAGAATTCTTGGTGCAGAGAAAGGCAAAGACTTTGAAATTGATTTGTCAACATTCCACGATGGTGTTGTTGAGTATGAAGTTCTAGCAGGCGCATCCCTTGCTGCAAAGCGAACGATGAGTCAGTCTATGACTTTGATTACTCAGATTTTTGAGAACCCAACAATTGCCGAACAACTAGCAGACATCAATCAAGAGTACATCGATTTCAAGCAAATCTTGAAGATGTGGATGGAAGCAAGTGAATGGAAGGACTTCAACGACATTGTTAAACCGATGACTCCTGAGATGATTCAGAGACGACAGGCACAGTCACAAGCAGCCCAACAGCAATCTAAGCTAGCAACCCAACAGACAGTAAGCGCTCAGAATGCAACACAGAAATCGAAGCTTCAACAAGAGGCTATTGATGGTCGCATTAAGGAACGTCTTACTGTAGGAGCAGTACTGAATAGCACTAAAGGTGAGGCTAATGAAGGTTCTCCAAGTGCAGCAGGACTTGGTGGTGGACCGGAAGACCAATCACCTATGTAATAAACGTGAGGACGCTAAAAGGGTACCGGGCATGTGTAGCGTTGTAAGAAATCCCTTTAAAACAAATCCTTGGGAGGGGATATGGAAAAACTGGAAGGTTTCAATCCAGAAATTGATTTGGATAGAGGCGAACAATCGAGTTTGGCCGCTGTCTATTCACAGCCGGGATTTAAGGTTATTCAAAAGATCGGCAAAGCGTGTGTTGACCAGTTTGTTGTATCTTGGATTAACCAAGTTAAAGAGGAAGATGTAATTCGTGCCCATCGCCATGCTAAAGTAGCCGCTCAACTTTACACAGCTATCATGCAGAGCATTCACAACGAAGTGAGCGATTACATTCACACACAGCCACAAGAAAAACCAGTAGATTCGACAGAAGCTTTAGACATCGGTGAGCATGTTGCTTACGGTGCAGACGTTACGGAAGAGGAGCCGTGGTCATAATATGAGTGAAAACACAGAAGTAGTCCTACAGGTCGAAGCGCCTGTTGAACAGCGTTACACATTTCAGCCAACAGATGATAGTGGCAGACCTATCGGTGCTCCACAGGTAATCAAATACACCACTGTTGAAGAGTTGCAACAGAAACTTACTGACCAGAACATTCTTCTGATTCGTAAGCTTCGTGAGCAGACTAAGAAAGTTCGTCTAGGAATTGACGAGCGTGAAGAAATTTCCGATGACGCACAGCGTTTCTCAGGTCCCGTAGAGTTCTCTCCACGCGAGCTAACTGAAGAACAGCGCTACGACATCGCCCGTAGACTTACGGACCCAACGACAGCAGCAGAAGCGACACAGGAACTAGTAGAGGCTCAACTTGGAGCACCACTAGCCGACCTTGGTAGAACACTTCAGAGCACTCAGCAAGAGCTTGTATCACTGAGAGCCAAGTACGAAGTCAATGCATTCATTGCTGAAAATCCTGACTATTACAAATGCCCTGAGAACCAAGAGGCAATTACGTCATGGATGCTTCGTTATGAACTTGCCCCAGTCAGGTCAAACTTCCAGAAGGCATATGACACATTGAAGGCGCAAGGAATCCTTATCGAAGGTGCCGCACCCGCTCCGGTAGTTGTTCCCGTTCCTGAACCCGTAGAACAGGTATTAGATCGTGAGCCACTTCCAGTCGTTGAACCTAAAGTAGAACAGCCAGTAGTTCGCATCCCATCTGGTCTTACAAGAGAACAGACTTCGGATACAGGTACTCCAGTTTCTCCGGGAAGTGAAATCACTTACGTAATCAACGGACGCACACTTACAGGTAACGCCGCTCTCGCTGCAATGCCTAGTGAAGAGTACAAGCGCCGTCTACTAACCGACAGAAACTTTGGCAAGTTGGTAGACAAGTTGGACCAAGAATCAAGGAAGAAATAACATGGTCAGAGACTATCGAGACGAGGACTTCGCTAGTATCTGCGCTATCAACAACGCATCATTTCCAAACCCTTCACCCGATTGGTATCTTGAAGAACAAGGACTGAGAATAGGTAAAGGGTGGGTTTATGAAGTTGATGGAAAAGTTGTAGGCTACATAATCGGTAAGGTGAAGTACAAAATTCCTTACGTATTCAGTGTAGCCGTTTTGAAAGATTATAGAAAAAGGGGTATCGCAAAAGCATTGTTCGAAGCATTCGAACTTTTCTACAGCGCTACTCAGAAGCCGGAGAATATGAGTTTCTGGCTTCAAGTAAGTCAACACAATCCTGCACAAAAACTGTACTTCGATTTGGGGTACAAAGTAGGCTTTGTTGATGAGAATTACTACGGTCATGGTGACCATGCCTTGTGCATGTATAAAACCGCTAGACCGATGAGCGATATAAAGTATTAGTGACCCTGCATCGAGCAGCGTAAACAATACGGTATCGCACGGCATTCGCAGTCGGATTACTGTAGAGCCACCAATGCGTGAGGCAACCAAGGTTGAAGTCTTAACCGTGGTCAGTGAAAAGCCAGTCGGATTACTGGAATGATTAACTGACGCAATAAGGACATGGGACGTTACTCTCTGGGAGGAGACGACTAACCCATCCCTTTTTAAGGAAACTACTAACGTGGCTCAGTATAGTCCAGCTAGTAATGGTCAGTCAAATCTGCCTCAGTCAACGGTTCGTTACTACGACAAGAAGTTCCGTGAAAACCTGAAGGCGCAAACACCCTTCGTAGCATGTTCAGAACGTCTGGACCTACCTATGAAGAGTGGTAACCAGTATGAACTATTCATGTACGTGCCTCTAGCAGCTAACACCACTCAGACAACTGAAGGTACTGTTGGCGCAGGTATTGCAGTGAACGTTCTTACCACAACTGCAACCATTGGTGAATATGCAGACTACGCTAACTTCTCAAGTCTGTCTCTTGCTACGGCAATTGACAACACTGTAGAGAACGTTGCGCGTGAACTTGCGTACCGCCTTGGTGAGTCTCTAAGTGGCCTTGTCCGTGCAACTGCTGACGGTGCAAACGCTGTTGACTCTAGTGTTCTTGTGCAGCTTGGCGCAACTTCACTAACAAGCTTTACAACTCTAAGCCTGAACCAAATCCGTAACTCTGTACAGAGCCTAGCGGGTCGTTCAGTTCGTCCATTTGACGAAGCAAGCAAGTCTTTCTGCGGTGTAATTCATCCTTTCGCTCTTGGCGATGTCCTTGCTGACAACAGCAACGATTCACCAATCGACATTTTGAAGCACACGCCAGTGGGTCTTGCAAAGATGGAAGACCTTATCTCTGTTGACCTAACAGAAATGATTGAGCTTCCTTCAACTGGAGTTCGTTTCTTCCAGACCAATCAGGTTACCAGCACTGCGAACTATAAGAGCGTAAGTGGTCTAACAGCCCTACGTACTTATATCTTCGGACGTGACGGCATCTTCAGCATTAAGCTTGGTGCGCAGGGTGACACTGGTTTCGGTGACGGTGAATGGCAGAACATCAAGTGCAACATTGTGCAGAACGCAGAACCAACTGTAGCTGACCCTGAAGGTCTAATCCCCGGATGGACTAGCTACCGCGTACACTTCACAACTTCACTTGGTCCTGACACCACAATCAGAATCCGTGAAATCGACGGGGCCTCAGCTATCAGCTAAGGACAAAAACTTGGGGGCTAGTGCTCTAGCCCCTTCGTTCCCAAAGGAGAACAAATGGGTTTACTAAATCAAGTATTTCAAGGCAATCCTAATGTACTAGGTGCCGTCGCTGCCGGTGGTTCGCCACAGGCTCCGAACGTGGCTATCGACACAGTTGATGGTGCATTGTTCCTAAGCGCTGGCAACGGATGGGTGCCCCTATCAGGCGTAGCACAGAAAGCGGTTGCATCAGCACAGGTAGCAAACAACGCTAATGTGCTTACATTTACTGCCCCTGCAAACGGTCTGTACCAAGTAGATTTGTACGAAGTATCTACCAACGTCCCAACCGCTGCAACACTACCAGCCATCACGGTTGTATACACTGACCTAGATGCGAACGTATCGGTTACAGACACCCTTGCTGATGTAACATCAGTAGCAGCAGCCGGTGTTGTAAATCAAGGACGCTTCTTGGTTAACCTAAAGGCTGGCGGAACTGTAGTTATTGCTACAACGAGCTATGCTGCCGGTAGCGGAACAGCACTTGCCTACACTGTAAAAGCTCGCGTATCATATCGCGGCTAATCAAATCTCAGGAGAATAAAACATGTCTATTCCTAGTCAAACTACAGGTTTGAGTGTAGCTGCCAAGATTGTAGTTCAAGGAAATCAACTACCTCTTAGCTCAAAGCAAGGTTACAACAATGTAATCCTATCAGTGAGCGGGGCAAACGGGTTCCCAACAACTTTTCAGCTTAACCCAAACATTGAAGACGTTGCCGGTAACGAATACACACAAGGCACAGCGCTAGTACTAACTTCCGTTGCTGATTCTGGTGTTCTATTTACACTTACCGCCGTCGCTGCTGCATCTAATGGTGTAGCGGTTTACACTGGTACTATCACGGGTGGTGGTTCAAACGCGTTCGAAGGCGTGGACTTCACCATCGCAGGTTTTACCAACGCCGTGAACAACGGAACATTTACCGCAACTGCCTCTTCAGCCATAACGCTAACGCTTGTGAACGTGAACGCAGTAGCCGAAACCCACGCAGGTACAGCACAGGCCGACCAAGGAACCGCTGTATACACTGGTACTATCACAGGTGGAGGCAGCAATGCCCTAGCTGGACAGACCTTTACTGTAGCAGGTTTCGCCACACACACAATAAACAATGGTACATTCATTGCAACCGCATCGTCAACTATAACGCTAACGCTTGAAAATCCGTTCGCAGTTGCCGAGACACATGCGGCTACAGCTACTTCACAGGAATCAGCAACTAACCTTCTGACTTATGTGGCGTATCCTGCTAAGACCCTGACAGGTAATACCTATCAGCCTTCAGGTACAAGTAGTGCAGTGGCAACTGTATCAGCAACAGGACTTATTACTGCCGTGAAACCGGGCGGAGTTGAAGTGGAAGTATCCTTCCCAACTTTCAATAACGCTATTGGTGATATTGTTTCGTCTGGTAACCCCATGAACGGACTACCCATCAATAAGATTTTCACATCAGTGAACGTCCAAGTTCTACCTTAATCGTTTTTAGTTCCGGGGAGGGAATTATGGCGTATGAAGATGACGAACACATGGAAGTTGTAAGACACCACAATAGAGTACAGCGGAGAGTTAACAGCGCTCTCCGCCGCGCTCTTAGATACACGGTAGAGTACAACGACAACCTGTTCAAGGAGCTTTGCAATTCAGAATATCTGGCCAAAGAAGCCTTAGAACGCATTTGCATAGAAGGTAATCTAGATTGTGAACCTGATGATTATGAGAACATCATTTTCGAGTGCCTTAAGGCGCTACAGGAATCTAGAGCTAAGTAGTTTTGGAGTACTTAATGTCAAAATGGAAGCACCGTTTGACCCATATAGATAAGACAAAGCTTTCTGCTACATGCGCTGCATGTGGAGAAACTTCAATAAGAGTATGTAAGAAAAACGGTGATGTAAGGTGTGTAAAAAGTGGAAATAGATTCACACATGCACAACAAAGGTATTTGAAAGAATTTTGTATATCTGAAGAACAAGCAATAAAAGACGATTTGTTTAGCTCAGATAGTATTATTTGTGAGATTTGTAAAGGACCCGCTATAGGACGAGATAGAGCATACGATCACTCGCATGATACTGGAAAGATTAGAGGAGTATTGTGTCGTTACTGCAATCTTGGTTTGGGTTATTTTAAAGATAACAAAAATTCTCTCAATACTGCTATAGAATATTTGACAAAGTATGAATAGCTGGCGAAAGCCAGCACTTTTTTGCTGTATAGCGGAATGCTGAGTAGGGTGGATTACCTGAAAGGAGTTGAACCTATGCAGTTTCTTCTTTTCCCGTCAGGTGTGTACAGCCGGGTGAGAGGACCCTTACCGACAGAGTGTTATAAACTTCAGACGGAATAAGGGACATGTTATCGCAACGCTTTGAGGAGAGCAATGCCAACTGCACAAGAAATACTTAAGTCTCAGGGAACACGTCTGAGCAATGATGCTCCGTGGGAATCATACGAAACCGAACTGACTGGACAGAAGATGTCACCGGAGTTGGCCGCACAGGTCGCTGATTACACAACGAAGCGTTATCAAGACGCACCGGTAAGCTCTCAAGCGCAAGAAGTACTCGCAGAAAACCGCGAAATCAACGAAGGTATTGCACAACAATATCAGTGGTTGAAGCCCGAAGAGTACGAAGATTTTGGCGCACGAATTGGCAAAGTAATGACTCACGCAGAGTTCATTACAAAGCTGAGACAAGCGGGAGTCGCGTGTCATTATGTAGCACATCCACACGCTGATAAAGCAACACTTCTGTGGGCAAAAGTAGGATGTGAGAAACCCGAAGTAGCATGTTGGGTACAGCTTGGTCAAATGCCAGAACTTTCCATTATGAACTTTGACCAGTACGGCGCTCCTCTAGCCGAAAGACGAAGAGGATGGAGAACTTGCTTACTTCAGATCATCCTGAAAGGGATTCTGACCGAGGAGAAGGCAAACGAAACCTTCGGAAAGCCTAAACAAGATCGGGCATTCGATAGGTACAACTCGACACTACAAGCATTCAGAAATGCTGGTAGTTCATTAGGAGAATAGTAGAGGAGACTATGACTAAGCTAAATGATTTGACCGGCGATGTATCACTGGCAGGACAGGCTGCACCAAAGGAAGAAAAAAGCAGCACCAAGAAAGAAATCGAGGCACTTGAACTGGAAGCAGCCAAGCTTGCCCTAACATCAAAGCAGCTAGAAATCAAGGAAAAGCAGGCAAACCTACAGGACCTTGAGGAACGTCTAGCAGAGCGCGAACTAAAGCGCGAGAACAAGAGACAGAGAAGCCTCACCAATGGCGCTACGCTTAACCAGCTTGCTGCCAATGATACCGCCGCTCAGAAGCGCTGCAATCACCGTAAAGGTGGTAACGGAGCACAGGGTGTAGTTGGAGGACAGGGTGATGATTCTCAGTACGCAGTCCTGAAGCACACCTTCGCTAACGGCGATATGTGGATTCGTTGTCTACGTTGTGGCAAGACTTGGAAGCCACCGGTACAGACTAATTTCAAGACTGAATCTGACTTCCTAGCAGCCGTAGCAGCATACGAAGCCGCTGTGAACTTCCAGACTCGTAACGTAGCGTCCGGTTCTTGTCAGTTCCGTTTCTCTGACAACGGTAAGTATTATCGAGAGATTACTGCTAGCTCAACACTTCGATAACATGCAGGAGAATCAATGCCAGCTACAAGTACACAGGTTCCATTCACGACTACAGCATCGGGACCATTTACTCTTCCACACAATTTGGGAGTAGTTCCCGGTTCTGTTATTTTTGAATATACTAGCGGAGGAGCCGTTTGGTTTCAGACCACTCCGATAAATAGGTTTGATGCCAACAATCTTTATCTGACTGCATCCGGTCCCGGAGTGACCGGTTACGCAGTTATCTTCGCTAGTTCTAGTCCATCTTCGGCGTTTACGGTTCACGGTAATTCAACCATCCGTTTGCAAGAAGTATGTGATGACGCTGGTACACTTGGCGATGTAGCACCGGCATTGGCTACTGGTGGTCACTCAATGGCCCCCGCCCTATCCATTGCCAATGATGTAATGCAGGCAATCATCAACGGTGGACCTAACGGACAACCATACAATTGGAAGTTCAACCGTTATAACCTTCCTGTGTTCTACACTAACAGCTTGCAACAAGACTACTTCATCCCCGGACTATTCAACATTGGATGGCTAGAAAGTGCATGGGCTGTAAACATCAATCAAACTTCTATTCCTAAGCGAAAGTTTTCACTAGAAGTTGATAAAGACCTTCTGGTAAATACTCAGCAAGGTTCGTATGTAGGCAAGATTTCATGGCTCCCCAACTCAATGCTTATGACTGGTACATGGGGTGTTCAACCTCTAGGACCGACTGCCGGATTTCCGAGCGGTCAGACAGCCGTAGCAGGACCTAATGAAAGTGGGCAGCAGAATCCGGGTCCCGGTGTAATATACGTCAATCCCGTAGGAACACTGACGACACCATACAACGCCACTACATGTATCACTGACCCGAATGGCAACCTTTGGGTAATGACTACATACGGTACTTGTGGTAGCACAGAACCTACATGGCCTACTGACCCAACTTATGCTACACTACGCAATCCTAATCTGTTGGCAACTACTGTGACAGATGGCACATGCGTCTGGACAGCCATTAACCCACAGGGACAGGGAATTCGCCTATCCCCTATGCCGCCGCAATCTGGCGTAGTATGGGCTATTCAAGCTGTAGGTCAGATGGTAGCCCCACGCTTCTTTAATCTCACTCAGTATTTGAATCCTCTACCAGATGCATTCGAATGGGCATTCAAACAAGGCTTCTTCGCACAGTGCTACAGACGTAACCCAGACCCTAAGATCAGAGCGAGATTCCAACAGGAAAATCAAATCTGGCTAGATGCTTTGGACAAGGCTGTAAAGCAGCAAGATCGAGAGCCCGATGACTTCGGATTCTATCCGGCTAGTATGATTATGGATACCGGGTGGGGTGTTAATCCGATCACACCGGCTCTACCTTTTGGTCCTTGGACTGGATGGTAACAATTAGCTGTAAACCTGCGGGAGACGTTTTGGCATTTCGCCCGTCTCCCGCCTTTTGTTGTATGGAGAAGGCATGGCCTCAAGTTCTATTAAACTAATTGACACTTTAGAGTGGGCAAAGAGATTCATCTTTCAGCGCCCGACAGCGCAAGGTAAAAATAACGAACCCGCTTTGACGAGTGCTAACACCATCCTTCAGACAATCCTTGGTGCTCCGTTCGCATGGAGATGGAACCGTGCAGTTACCGGTTTTCTATGTGTTCCCGGCCAACAAGATTACACAATCTTCAATTGGAACGCTTCAACTCAAGTTGCACTTGGAACCGTATTTCTGGACAACAACGGCAACTCACAGCGTGTTACAGTAGCAGGAACAACCGGCAGCAGTTACCCAACATGGAATCCTACTTCTGGACAAACGACTACGGACGGCGGAGTGACGTGGACTAACAGCGGTGCTGTTGGACTTTCTGGCGGAGTAATTTCTTACAAATTTGGATGGATGGAAACGGTATCTGTGAAGGCACAGTATCAGAACAGTGGTGAATTCGCGTGGAAGGCAATCGAGTCTTCTATTTGTCTCGACCTAGATTCAGCACAAAGCCGTCCACATCACATTGCAGCACAACTAGATGATGGGCAAGGCAACATCACTTTCCGCTTGATGCCGGTTCCTGACCAAGCTTACCCAGTATCTATTACCATCCAACAGAAGCCGACACTTCTAACAAGTTTGAATGAATCATGGGCACCTATCCCAGATGAATACAGTCATATCTTCAATTGGGGACTTCTGTCTCTGTTGTACATGTATGCAGATGACCCTAGATTCCAGCTTGCCGGTCAGAAATTTATTGCACACCTGTTGAGCACACATCAAGGATTGACACAAACACAAATCAACATATTCTTGAACAACTGGCAGTATCTAACTGGACAGCCGATTACAAACACTTCGACTATTCAGCAAGGGTATAGTGCTAGAGGAAGTGAATAATGTCACAGATTGCCCTAACAGTAACGACCTTTGTAAACCCCGATGGGAGTCCTGTAGCCAACGGATACATTCGTATTCGTCTGAGCCAAGATGGTTCCGTAAACAATACGCAAATTCAATCTTCGTTTACGAAAATAGCTCTCGATTCAAATGGTACTATTGTTGGCAGTCCGGTGTTTTGGCCTAACGATCAAATTAGTCCATCGGGTACGTACTACATCATTATTGTGTATGCAGCTTCAGGGCAGGAAGTGGCTCGTGCTGCTATCGTCACGTTGTCAACACCAGCCCCTACAGGCTTTGGTGAAGCTTTCGGTTCTTCATTCGGTAGTTAAGGAGTAAACAATGCCAGCAGTACTTTCTTATGGACCTAAACTTGGGTTCATCAATAACGCCACTATCGGAGAGGCATATTATGACCAACTTCGTCCGTTCCTTCGTGCCTTCGATTCATTGGTGCAAGGTACAGTTTTAAATACATCTGTCACGGACCCGCCCGTGTCTCCTGCAAATGGGGACGCATATCTGCTAATTGGTGGAGGGTTGACTGGCGCATGGACAGGACAGGACAATAAGATTGCCGTTTGGTCTACCCAGATCACCGATACTGGTAACAATACCCTAGCTCCCGGTTGGGATTTTTACACTCCTAATCCCGGTTGGCTAGTGTATGCACAGGATTTGACCGAGTTCGTATTTTTCGACGGCACTGTATGGGGTCCACTTATTTCTGTACCAAATCCGGTTATTCTACAGACAACGGTAACTATCTCATCAGCCCAACTCTTAGCCATGACAGGAAGCGGTGTAGGAGAAGTAACTTTAGTTACGGGTGTATCCGGCTACGCTGTTGTACCCATATTCACATTTTATAACTATATACCCGGAAGTATAGCATACACTGATAATGGCAGTACAAGTTTAGGAATAAACCTTTCAGGGCAACCGGGGTCATATGGTTCTAATAATGTCAACGCTACAGGAACGTCACCAACTTTAAATATGGATGCTCTTTCTAGCGCGGTGTATTATACTGCCCAAACAACTAGTAATACATCCGATGTTCCAACATTAGACGGATTTGGACTAACGTTTTCTACCAATTCAAGTAACGGAGGGGGGCATCTTACGAACGGAAACGGCGCAATAAAAGTAACAGTAGGATACTATCTGCAATCGCTCACATAAAACTGGAGAAGAAATGAGATTCATAAAGACATTACTAGCAACAGTGCTAACGGCTCAGTATAATGCAGTTACGATTTACACCGGACAGAACCACGTCGGGGTATTGCAATGGTACATCAAATCGAAGGTATAAAAATGATAAACATAATCAAGACCGTGTTGGGAGCCATACTTGGTTTCGCCTCATTGGTATCCGCACAACAGCCACAGGCTCCTACAGCACCGCCGTTCAATGTGAATTCAACCTACACGAACGGTGTGGCTCCCGGATATGCTCCTACACCCGTTAGCGGACTGGTATTAAACATCGGCCCCGGAACTGCGTATTGCAACAGCACTATTGTTACTTATGCTGGTGGAAACTTTACCCTAACAAATAGTGTAGCCAACTACATCTATCTGGATACTGCTAACAACTGCGCAGTTACACCAAGCTTGAGCACATTTACGAACACTCAGATTCCAGTTGCAGTGGTGACCCCATCGGGCGGAAACATCGTGGCAGAAAACATATTGGACGTTCGCACAATGTTCAATAGCGTCATTGGCCCTGTTCTACAACTCGTAGCTGGACCGGGTATTGTGTTGAACCCTCCCGCTGGTGGAGGAGTTGTAACTATCTCCAATAGCGGTACAAGTGCTCCACTGTTCAATGCAATTACACCACCAGCAGGCGGAACATACATTACAGTATACCCAACCGGGTTCAGTGCCGTTTTATCAGGTGGTCCTCTAGGAAGCGCTATAGGAAATAATACATCTGGATTTGTGACTAAACCTGCTTGTAACGGTTGCACCGGTAGCCCAAGTATTGTCAATAGTGTAACATGGACATTTACTCTACCAAGTTACGTGAACGCAGCCAATGTGACAGCAGTTTGGGCAACAGCCAACGCTTCTACTACTTATCTAGGTGGCAACGGTTATACAGCTACAGGTCAATTGCAATGCACTATCGGCGTAACTGATTACACATTGTTTACATCCTATGGTGTATCACTACCCCTTCAGACATTCACACAGCATATGACGGCTGCTACAGGTTCTACGGTTCATTCAATTACCTGTACGGCTCAAGTAAGTGCCGCTGACCCAATTCAAACAGGACAAACGGTAGACGTGCCTGCAATATATTTACAGCTTGCTGACTCTGTTGACACTGCCCCGTCTACAGCTACAGCGGTGTTTGTAGTAGCTCCTTTGTACTATAACCCTTCTCTGCAAACGCTAGGCATTGACCCACAGGCCCAGTTCTTCGGAACCGGTTTGAAGGTTTACACAGTGGCGCAGATAAAAGCTATTGCGGCTCCTATCACCTTCGCAATTTACCCCGTGAGAGATGGAACCGGTTCAACAGATTGCTCAACAGGTGGAGGCTCAAGTCACGTAATGTGCTACTACAACGGCAGTACATTCGCAGCGTTCTAA